GGTCTTATTTGTCATAGACTCATTGGGTATGTTGCTTACCCCTACCGATATCAATCAGTTTGAAGCGGGAGATCTAAAGGGCGACATGGGTCGTAAACCTAAAGCACTTACAGCTCTAGTGCGTAATTGTGTTAATATGTTTGGATCCTATAATGTCGGAATGGTGTGTACTAACCATACATACGCAAGTCAAGATATGTTTGATCCTGATGACAAGATCAGCGGCGGACAAGGATTTGTCTACGCAAGTAGTATTGTTGTTGCTATGAAAAAATTGAAATTGAAAGAAGACGAAGACGGCAACAAGGTGTCAGATGTAATGGGTATTCGTGCTAGTTGTAAAATTATGAAAACTCGTTATAGCAAGCCTTTTGAAACTGTGCAGATTAAGATACCATATGAAACAGGTATGAATCCTTACAGCGGTATGGTTGATATGTTAGAAAAACAAGGCATATTAAAACAAGAAGGCAACAGACTAAAGTATGTTGATCCTACTACTGGTGAAGAATTCAAATTCTACCGAAAAGAATGGAAAGATGATAAATTAGATATGATAATGAACAATTATCATATTAAACCTTTAACAACTACTATTCCCGAGGAGACAGAAGAAAATGTTGAGTGAAACACAAATTGGTGATATCTGGTTAATGTTTGTCGAATATATAGACAAAAAACAATTAGAGACAGTGGCAGAGCGTTATGTCGATTTGCTTGCTGACTTTGGTGTACAGGATCGCGTATTCAAAGATGCCACAGGTGTAGACGAAACTCTAGACCAAGCTATTGGTTATTATTTGAATGATGACGAAGACGACACAGAAGACTACGACGAATTGGATTTCTAATGGGTTGGTATACTGATATTGCAAAAGACATTTCTAACATACCGGATGCAGTGGCATTCTTTGAGGGTGAATTAATAGAAGCCCGAAAAGAATGTCGACTGACTGGTAATATTGAAAAATCTTCAGCAAGCATGCCTGGAGTAGTTGAACACAGATTCAATCAGCTACAGGAAATTGAAGCAATATTAGAATATCTAAACATAGAACTACGCAGACTTAAAAGTAGTTTTTTTAGAAAATATCTTGAAAACTATCAACGTGCTCTTAGTAGTAGAGATTGTGAACGATATGTAGAAGGTGAAGCAGATGTTGTTGATATGGAAAAAATTATCAACGAATTTGCTTTACTACGCAACAAATGGTTGGCAATCATAAAAGCATTAGATCAGAAACAATGGCAAATCACTAACATTGTAAAACTACGTGTTGCCGGTATGGAAGATGCATCAGTATAACTAATCTGCTCAAAACTATACCTATAGGCCTTAAATAATATTGAGGCCTATTTTTTTCTAAAAGGTTGATTCTACAATTAACTTAGTGTACACTAACATATATGACTACTACTGACAATTTACTTCTAGCTATTGTGGCCGACACATCACCTACTATTGAGGAATTAATTGCCCCTAGAGACAGTCGCGTACTCAGGAGTCTAGCAACATCGGTAACTCATCCGGCATTTATTACTGAGAATCAAGCAGGTTTAATTTTGAAGATTTTGCGTGAAAATTCCAAAAAAATAAAGAATTTTCATGAGGCAATTGAGTTGGCAGTTACTACTCCATCGTGGAGTAGACCATTTAGAAAAATTGAACAAATACGAAAAGTATATCTCTATAAAGACGAGCAAGGCGAATCCGGAATAAAAATAGAGTTTACATTTTCTTCAGAAATTCGCAAAATTATAGCAGATCTTTCAAAGTCAGTTGAAGGTTTTATTCAGTCATCTGCTGGAAAAATATGCACTGCTGACCTTACTGAAAAAAATATTGTCTTGTTAGTAGAAGCATTAACGCCTTATAACTTTGAAATTGATGCCTTGATTAAGACACACTATGCTACCATAAAATCTTGGTCAGAAACTACTTTTAGAGACCAATTTTTAATTACAAATATTGAGCATAAAAACTTTCAAAAGGCCATTACCGAGGACCTCGGATTGTCAACTGCCATAGACAAAAACATCATAAATGACAGAAGTGTACGCTATCAATATTTTACAGAAGATCCAAAAAATCCCGGAGAAACCTTAATAGAATATGTGGCCAATCGTAATAAAAGCAAGGTATGGATCAGTAAAACTGAATACAATCTAACCAGTGTTGTTGACTCTCTAAAACAATTACATCGTTTACCTATGCTAATAGTGTTTGATACATTTGTTAATGACAAGTATTATGAAAATTTAGAAATGTTATCAACTGCATTAGAACACAACGGAATTTTTGATAAAATAGGTGTCTATTTTAGACTACCTAATGATACTGCTGGTAAGAAATTTAACCAATTGATTAAAGAAAAACAATACAATTATAATCTTACAAGCGACACACAAGTGGCAGTAGTAATGAGCGGTAAGCTACCAAAGTTTTTCTTAAAGACTGCATGGACTCCTATGAGTGTAGTGGCATTGGATACAAAAATGGGTCTCAGGCATGGCAAAACTAGTGTGTATGCCAATTGCTGTGATTTGATTATTGAATGGGCTGAAAAAGAAACAATGTTTGATAATAGGATACTAGGATAATGACAGTAAAATTAGTCATACGGGATGAGGTTAATATTAAATTTGAGAATCTATCATTAGAAGCTCGTAAAAAACTGACCAACACATTCAAGTATGAAGATCCTACAGCTCGCCATCGTCCTGCATACAAACTAGGACGTTGGGACGGTAAAGTCAGTATGTTTGGCCTCGGCGGAAATGGTTATTTGAGTCAATTGGAAAAATGTCTCGAAATACTAACCAACATGGATATAGATATTGATGAATTAGAAGATCTGCGTAGTACTCCTCGCATTGAGTTTACACCAGTAACGGAAACATACTGGGCGGATCAAGGAAAAGTATGGCCTAAAGGACACCAACAAGAAGGCCAACCTATCATGTTGCGTGATTATCAAGTTGATGCCATTAATACATTTTTAACTAACACACAAAGTCTACAAGAAATTGCAACAGGAGCCGGGAAAACTATTACAACGGCAACCTTGAGTCAATTGGCAGAAAAATATGGTCGTACTATTACTATTGTTCCTAACAAAAGTCTTGTAGAACAAACAGAAGAAGATTTCATTGCAGTTGGTTTGGATGTAGGTGTCTATTACGGAGATCGCAAGGATCTCAACAAGACGCACACCATCTGTACTTGGCAAAGTCTTAATATTTTAGATAAAAAATCAAAAGCTCACGAGCATGATATCACTACACTAGCAGAATTTCTTGACGGAGTTAAGACAGTTATAGTTGACGAAGTTCACATGGCCAAAGCCGAAGTATTAAAGAATTTACTCACACAAAACCTATGTAATGCTCCAATACGCTGGGGACTAACCGGCACAGTTCCTAAAGGGGATTTTGAAGCACAGCCTATTTTTGCAAGTCTTGGACCAGTAGTTGGCGGAATTAAAGCACACGAATTACAAGAGATGGGCGTATTGTCTACATGTCATGTAAATGTTGTACAATTAATAGATTTACCCGAGTTTAAGACATATCAAGAAGAATTAAAATATCTTGTCACAGACGATGACAGGATGATTTATCTATCAAAATTAATTAAAAAAATATCACTCTCAGGTAACACACTAGTTCTAGTTAATAGAATCGATTCAGGCAAATTTCTAATAAACGAGTTACCAGAAGCAGTATTTGTATCAGGCGAAGTTAAGACAAAAGATCGTAAGGAAGAGTATGACGAAATTAAAACAAGCGATAATAAAATTATTGTTGCAACTTATGGCGTCGCGGCTGTCGGTATTAATATTCCTCGTATCTTTAACATGGTACTTCTTGAGCCTGGTAAGTCGTTTGTTAGAGTTATTCAAAGTATAGGTAGAGGCATCCGTAAGGCAGAAGACAAGGACTTTGTCCAAATATGGGACATTACGTCCACATGTAAGTTTGCTAAAAGGCATCTTACAGAAAGAAAGAAATTTTACAAGGAAGCCAAATATCCATTTACTTTAGAAAAAGTGGATTGGTCTAAATAAGGAATTATGCAGATATTAACATTAGATAACGAAACGTTTTCGTTAAACAACTTACCAGAGGAAGTAGACGAAAATACTAGATTTGCCGTGCTAGATAATAGTGATGCACAGAATCCAGATTTTTTCTTTATGCCACTGATATTTTTAGAAAGTTTCAACAGTCCAGCAATAGTATTACAAATCGGTAACGATGAAGTTACAATGCCTATTGATTGGTGTATTGCTGTCGGAGATAGTTCAAGTAGTTGTGAAATTGAAATACTACCATTGACCAGTTTGAATGATCGAGGATTTGAGGCGTTAGTTTTTAATCCATTAAGTAGTTTTAGACTTGAATTCAGGCCTATTAAAATTATTAATTTTTATAATGATGTTAAATGGTATTTTCCTAAAATGAAAAACGGGCAATTGATTGCAACTCCTACAAGGGGCGGATCACAGCCCGACTGTGCATATTTTGTAAAAGAAATTAGTCGTCAGAGCGAAGTCATACAATTGGATAAATTACTATGAGTTTGAAGATAGGATACTTTCAGCCCGTGATCATGTTCACTGATAGTGTACCCCCGGTTGAATTCAGTAAAATTTTTAATTTATCAGAAAAATTACATGCACATCCAGAACTTAACGATGCATCTGATACAATAAGTCTTCGAGGTGGTCAGCAAATACAAGTTTATCCCAATCAACTGGATATTGATGTTGCGTGGTTAGTAAAGTGGTTGGAAAGTGTTTGTATTGCCTACATGGAAATGGTAACACAACAAAGCACCGCTGAAGATCTAAAATATTGTCGCCCTGTAGTCACTAGTATCTGGACTATACAACAACAAGCTGGCGACTATCAAGAAATGCACAGTCATCCGGGCGGCAATATCAGTGGTAACATTTATATCACGGCACCCGAGTTTGAAGACAAACAACCTAGTGATGGACAACTGTTATTCAGGTTGCCGATTACTAGAGATATCAGTAGATTTATCATGGCTGATACATGGAAGTATGATCCTGAGCCAGGAACGTATGTAGTTTTTCCCAGTTATGTACCGCATACTGTTTATCCGTGGAAAGGCACAGGAACACGAACAGTAATGGCATTTGATGCCAAACTTGTACCCAAGGAGGAAGTATGATTACCAAAGAAAAATTAGAGCACCACGTGGCACACTTGCAGGAAAAACACGATGCATTTGATAAAGAAATCACTGAACTTTATAATCATCATGAAAATGATCTTAAAATTGAAACACTTAAGAAACTGAAATTACACCTTAAAGATGAGATTGAAGCAATTAAGGTAAAGATAAATGGGCTCTCTTAAACCAGGTGCAACTTACATATATGAACGCAGTGGCGGTACAGTCTACGCACGAGAATTTGGAGAAGATCCTAGTTTGCGGAAAGTAGTTGGCTGGGATTACGATCCTAAAAATCCCACATTTACTCCGTTGATTGATCCGCGTACTAGTGATGGTCGACCATTACACGAACATATAATGGAAGATAAAATGTGGGGAGAAATTCGACGAGAAGCTGAGACCAATGTGACTTTACAAAAAGCCTTGGATCGTGCTATAATGATATACAAACTAAGTAAAGAAAAACATGAGTGATAAAATCGAATTAAAAGAAAAGATAGCGTTTGTAGACTTGAATGTTCGCGCGGCATGGGATGAAATGACGCCCGAACAACAAAAAAGTCTCAAGAGTGAACTCTTTATTTTGAACAGATATATCAGTAGTGCTCAAGATCAAAAACGAGAAATACAAGAACATTTTGTACTAACTGTTAATGAATACTTTAATAAAAACTGGAATGATTTACAAAAACATCCTAAATTATTGTGGCTATTGTTGTGTATGTGCAGTTGGAATGGCGAAAAAACTTTTTATCACAACTGGATTGGTGCCAAGAAAAAAACAGGCACAGGTGGTAAAAAATTAAAATTTCTTGAAGAGATTTATCCTAATCGTAAATTGGATGAATTAGAAATGTTAGCGGATTTAGCATCAGATAAAGAAATTAAGGACCTGGCTAGACAGCATGGTATGGATGAAGCCACTATTGCTAAGAAATTCAAATGATGTCTTTAGTTGAACAACCCTACGTTTGCGGATATTGTAACAAAGGTTTTATGCAAGAAAAAACTTTGTTTGTGCATATTTGCGAACAAAAACGCAGGGCAATGGCACAAGGTGAAAAACATGTAATACTGGCATTTGATGCGTTTCAAAAGTTTTTCAAACACGCACAGCCTAACGTAAAGGAAAAAACCTATGAAGATTTTTGTAAAAGCCCTTACTATAACGCTTTTATTAAGTTTGGCAGTTTCATCAGTAATGTTAATCCTCTCTACCCGGAAAGATTTACCAATTATATTATCACCAGTGGCGTTAAACTCGACCACTGGTGTAGAGACGAGCTCTACGAACAATACATCTTCGACCTCATCAAAACTGAGTCCGTCGAAACCGCACTCCAAAGAACGATCCAAACAATGATGACGTGGGCAGATGATCATTCGGCACAATGGAATCACTATTTCTTGTATGTTAGTCTAAGTCGTGCTTGCTATGATATCAAAGACGGAAAAATAAGTCCTTGGTTAATTCTAAATAGTGCTAGTGGTAAATCTATGTTACAAAAATTCAGCGACGAACAACTAGCTCATATACAGACAGTGATAGATCCATCATTTTGGCTTAATAAATTTAAGAAATTGCCTGCCGACGTTATACTAGTCAAAGAAGTAGTTAAGGAAAGTGGAATATAATGCCAGATATCGATATTGACTTTGCTGATAGGACACGAGCACTAAATGTACTCAAGCATATAGATGCACGTATTGGTACTTTTAAGAAACATAATACTGGCGTATATTGTACAAGTATTCCATATAACCCTATTGATCAAATAAGTACATTAGACTACAACGAAGCAGAAGAACGGGGTTATTTTAAGATTGATTTTTTGAATGTAAGTGTGTATGAGGGTGTTAAAGATAAAACACATCTTACAAAATTATTGGAGACAGAACCGTTATGGGATCTACTACTAGAAGACGACTTCGTCAACAACTTATTTCACGTGAACGGGCATGGTTCTATCTTGAGACAAATGCGGCCTACCTCGATAGAACAATTAGCGGCCGTTTTGGCTATGATTCGCCCTGCGAAACGTTATCTGATTGGGAAAGATTGGACTACGGTGATGATGGAGATTTGGACTCGTCCAGAGAATGATGAGTATTTTTTTAAGAAGGCACATGCTATAGCCTATGCACATGTGATCGTTGTGCAGATGAATCTCATTTGTGAAAACTTAACGAACTTTACGGATAAGTTGAACTGATTTACGTTTTACACGTTTCAGTGTAAGATTCATTAGATTTACAACCGGCCCAAGAATTACACGGGTATCTTTGCTATTAAATGTTTTTATAGCATAATGATATGGTTGGATTTGTTCCCTACAGAAAATATTAATAGGAAACTGACGATTGCTTTCCCACCACCATGTTTCGCCTATTTCTATTAGACTAGTCTTTTCTTCGGGGGTACGGAGAGCATTAAGGTCGTAAAAGCTGGTTACGTATTGATCTTGGTTTATTATGATACCAACATACTCATTATCGCCGTAGTTTAGTACACTAATAAAGGGTAAGTTATGTTCTATATCGTCTCTTAATTTTGCCATAAATAGTATTAAAGGTCCAGCCAAATGCAAAAAATTCAAAGTTATTTATATCCAAACAGAATAATTGTCATAGCCGATTTGGCAGGATTCACCGTGGAGAATACAGTCGTGTACGCAAAAACCGTAAAAATATACAAGGGCGTTGATAACGTCATACAATTTGACATTCAGAACGCTGATCAAAAGCGTCTCAATCTAGTAACAAGTCCTTTAGTTACAAATTTAACTTTGAATGTCATGGATGCTGGCGGCAAAGCACTACCTAATAGTCCTTATACTGTTTCAACCACAAGTATTACCGGAATTGCTACAGCCACTATTCCTTCCGCAGATACAACTAATTTAGATGCTCAATATCTAAAATATAGTTTAACCGCAACTGATACCAGCAGTAATCATATTCCTCTATATACCGATAGTCGATTTGGTGCAGTGGGTACAATACAATTGGTAGGATCGGCCGCTCCAACAACTCGAGCTAATCGTGTATATGATAGATTTAGCGGTGATATAAATTTCATGGGAAATGTTATAAATCATTCTAGTGCCATTCCTACCAAGTATTATGAAGCCGTACCTATTACAAATTTTTCTATTACTTGCAATATGACTGGGTTTGTCGGCGATCTATATATTGAAGGCACAGAAGACAGCACTATCAGTGTAGAAAGTTTCAAAAATGCTACACGTATTCAAACACATTCTTGGACTACAGCCAATACTGGCACTTATATATTTTCAAATGTTTCTTTTGTAAACCCTGCATCTGGACAAAATTTTAATTATATAAGAGTAAGTTGGATGTATCCAAGTGTAAGTCCTTACGGCAGTTTAGCCGCTACTAATCCTTACGGAACGGTTGATTTAATTACCGTTAGCTATTGAGTTTAATCAAAAAGTCTGTTATAATTAGACAATGAGTCTAATTGCGGATACACTATTAACCTATTTGCCCGGAAAGCGTAAACAAACTCCAAGTGGTTGGATTTCGTTTAATGCTGTCTGTTGTGACGACAAAAGACAACGTGGCGGATTCATTGTTAATGCCGGTGATGCTGTTAGCTATCACTGTTTCAATTGCGGATTCAAATGCAGTTGGCAACCAGGCAGACACATCAGTAAAAATATGAACAAGTTCATGCGAGACTTGTCAATTCCGGATGATGTCATCAGTCAATTACGATTAGAAGCACTTAGATTAGATCAAAACAATACTGCGGAGGTGCGTAGTATTATTCCTAAATTTGATGTTCGAGCTTTACCTTTAGAGTCCCGTAGTTTTGATGAGTGGAAGACATTCCTACAACTTACGGATCAGGATTATAAAATACCAAGCGGATTTATTGGAGCTGTCGACTATCTAGCAAAACGAAAAATAGATTTATTTGATTATCCGTTTTACTATACTAACAAGATAGGATTCAGCAATAGAATCATTATACCATTTTTATACAAAGGCGAAATTGTAGGCTGGACTGCTCGGGCTATCAATGATGCTAAACCTAAATATCTAAGCGAACAACAACCGGGTTATGTGTTTAATTTAGATAACCAAGATGATGATAAAGATTTCGTGATTGTATCTGAAGGTCCATTTGATGCGCTAAGTATTGACGGATGTGCGCTTCTTGGTGCAGAGATAAAAGATAGTCAAAATTATTTACTTAAACAATTGAATAAAGAAATTGTACTAGTGCCCGATAAAGATCACGAAGGTCCTCGTACTGTTGAGCAAGCGATTGATTTTGGGTGGAGTGTTAGTATGCCTGATTGGCCCGATGGCATTAAAGATATAAATGACGCAGTGGCCAAATTAGGTAAGTTAGCCACCATGTGGTTAATTGTTAGTGCCAAAGAATCTAATAGTCTTAAGATACAACTGAGAGCAAAGAAATGGTTCAAAGAATAATTGATTTTATTTTATATCCTTTACGCAAGTACAAGGAGCATCGTGCATTCAAACGTCGTTTGGAAGAATTGCGGAAACGTGATCCTTTTATTTACAAATGATTAGTTGGGGCATATCCGGTAACAGCCACGATGCGGCAATCGCTGTATTCGCGGACGAAAAACTAGTTTTTGCTAGTCATAGCGAGCGATATAGCGGCATAAAAAACGATAGAGATCTTTGTAAGAATTTGGTTCATGCCGCTAAACAATTTGGAAGTCCAGATCATGTCTATTGGTATGAGCGACCTTTTCTTAAGACACTTAGACAATTTTACGCAGGGCAAGGCTGGAAGGGTCGTGACAACGATATCGACATCTATATGGCAAGGTATGAGATTCACGCTCCTGTAACATACACTGACCATCATCTCAGTCATGCGGCAGGCGGCTATTACACTAGCGGATTTGACAATGCGTGTGTAGTAGTTGTAGATGCCATTGGAGAATTTGAAACATTTACTATTTGGGAAGGTAAAGGCACTAAACTTAAAAAACGATTTAGTAAATCTTACCCATACAGCATGGGATTATTTTATAGTGCTATGACACAGCGAATAGGATTGAAACCTAATGAGGACGAATATATTTTAATGGGCATGGCCGCATACGGTGATGCCGATAAACATATTGGTCGTATGTATGAAGATTTTTTTGAAGGACGTTTTGACAGTTTCAAAATGAAAAGAAATCTTCACAGAGGATGTATGGATTGGGCTCCTGACTTGATCATCAAGGACAGTTTTGATATTGCAGCCGCGGTGCAACGCCTCTACGAAGATTGGCTTGATGAGATATTAGTCAAGGCAAGACTAATGGTAGACAGCGACAATTTAGTTCTAATGGGTGGCTGTGCCTTGAATTGTAGTGCCAATAGATTGACCGGGGAATACTACGGTAAAACGTGGATCTATCCTAATCCAGGCGATGCTGGCAGTGCAATCGGAGCAGTACTAGCACATAAACCACATTGGAGAGAATATACAGATTGGTCTAATAATTTTTTAGGCTATGACATGGGACATAGGACTCTTAATGAAGAAATCGTAGACTATTTGGAAGACAACAAAATTTGTGGTGTTGCCCGTGGTCGAGCCGAGTTTGGACCACGTGCATTAGGTAACAGAAGTTTATTGGCAGATCCTCGAGGATATGATATAAAGGACCAAGTAAATGCAATCAAACAAAGACAAGAATTTAGACCATTTGCGCCGGCTATATTGGAAGAGCTTGTGCATGATTATTTTAGCATGCCTAGTGGCTGGGACAATAGTCGTTTTATGCAAGTTGTCGCTCATTGTAGGAATCCTGAGCTTTATCCCGCTATCGTACATCGCGATGGCACTAGTAGAGTACAAACTGTTCCCAACGACGGCAGTCCATTTAGACAACTGTTAGAATTATGGTATGCTCGCACTGGATGTCCTATGTTGTTAAACACCAGTCTAAATATCAAAGGACAACCTATGGTAAATGATCACGCAGATGCCCGTAACTTTGAACGCCATTATGGTGTTAAAGTTTTTAATTAGAGTATATAATATAACAATGACACAAAACGTAAATTATGGATATGAAGTACAAAAATTGTACTTGGAAATGATGTTGAGTGACGCTGAAACTTTTGTGCGTTGCCAATCTATCTTTGACCACACATTGTTTGATCGCAAGCTACAAGACTCGGCAGAGTTTATCAACAAGTATGTAGAGCAGTATGCAGTATTGCCTACATTTGATATTGTAAATGCATCAACAAACAGTAATTTGAAAACACCAGAAGGTGTAAAAGAAGCCAACTATGATTGGGTACTAAATGACTTTGAAACTTTTATTAGGCACAAAGGACTCGAGCGAGCAATCTTAGAAAGTGCTGACTTACTGGAAAAAGGTGAGTATGGTCCAGTAGAAGAAAAGATTAAAAAAGCGGTACAAATTGGCTTGCAACGAGACATGGGCACTGATTATTTTGAAGACCCTAGAGCACGTCTTGCCCGCATTAAAGACAAGAACGGACAAATTTCTACAGGATGGAAAAGCATTGATGATAAACTTTATGGTGGTTTTAATCGTGGCGAGCTTAATATTTGGGCTGGTGGTAGTGGTGCTGGAAAATCTCTTTTTCTGGCTAATCTTGGTGTCAATTATGCTCTTGCTGGACTCAACGTACTATACCTTACACTAGAGTTGAGTGAGGACTTGGTCTGTATGCGTATTGATGCAATGACCACTGGTATACCCACAAGAGAGATTTTTAAGAACATCGATGACGTTGAAATGAAGGTCAAGATGATTGGTAAAAAGTCGGGAAATCTTCAGGTAAAATATATGCCTAGCGGTAAAACTGCCAACGACATTCGTGCGTATATGAAAGAGTATGAAGTTAAAATGGGACATAAGATTGACGTGTTGTTAGTTGACTACATGGACTTGATTATGCCTTTGAGCAAGCGTATCAGTGCTGAAAACTTGTTTGTTAAGGACAAGTATGTATCCGAAGAATTGCGAAATTTGGCGGTAGAAAAGAACTGTGTGTTTGTAACAGCGGCACAGTTGAATCGCGGTGCAGTAGAAGAAGTTGAGTTTGACCACAGTCATATTTCAGGCGGACTATCCAAGATTCAAACAGCAGATAATGTGTTTGGTATCTTTACAAGCCGTGCTATGCGTGAGCGTGGACGCTATCAAATTCAGCTGATGAAGACACGTAGCTCGAGCGGTGTTGGTATGAAAATTGACTTGGGTTTTGATATTGATACACTAAGAATTTCGGATCTTGATGAAGAAGACGGCTACGGCAATAGCTCAACGCAAAGTGCAGGATCTACACTATTGAACAGTATCAAACAGAGACAAACTGTCAATGCCTCCACAGGTGAAATAGTTAATCCAACTATAGGAGCACCCGTGGCCAAGGTCAAAGGAGCAGAAGTTGCTTCCAGTAAATTGAGAGAACTACTAAACAATCTGCCTGGCGATGACATTTGAGATTCAGTGGGATGATCGCCTACCTCCCTTAAATCTATGGAATTTTAGCCAAAGAGATAAGTACCTATATAATAACCAGGTAGCGAACATGGAACTGCATCACATTAGAGATATAACTGATCCCCTAGTCAGATTGATTAAGGACGATCCTGTACGTCCACACATTCCACTAGAGCAACGTATCAATGAAGCCGCTGAAATTCTAATACTCAAAGCAGGAGAAGAAATACTTGCGGCCACATGTATGCAGTGGCTTAAAGAAGTTCCAGAAACAGAAGAAGATCTAGTTAACATGAGCAAGGACAAGGAAGTTGCTGTGTTCTATACCATTTGGAGTTATGCTCCAGGAGCTGGCGCTAGCCTATTGAAACAGGCAGCCAATTGGTTATTGTCCGAGCACAAGGACATCAAGGGCATAGTTACACTGAGCCCACAAACTCCCATGGCCAAGCGATTCCATTTGAAAAATGGTGCTAGAATTCGCAAAGAAAACGCCACCACAGTTAACTACGAGTACTACTACAAAGAATAGAAGTTTTTGCGGTAAATAGTAGTATGACTATCTTTACCGCTACACAAGCTGTTCAAGCTCTTTCAACCTATACTGCTAGCCAAGCGCAGGCGGCGCTGACTGCCCTAATTGCTGAATTTCAATATGTATTTGATCAAATACAAGCGGCCAGTACTGGCGGTAACAGCAGTATTACTCTAACATTCAGCAAGTACAAATACAATAGAGTTCTTTCACTATTAACGTCTAATGGCTATACTGTCAGTAGTTTACCCTCAGACGGCGTGGCCAGCACAGATTTGGTCATGCAGTACCCCATAACTATTCAGTGGGGTGTTAGTGTTGTTACACCTACCTATACACCTGTTACTGCCATTGCTCCTACTGCTGTCACAGTACAGGTCAATACAGCACTAAATGTTAAATTTGTGCCCACAGGCGGTACAGCACCTTATACTTGGGCGTTGACGGGCAAATTAGATACTGGGTTGTCATTTGATACAACAATAGGTGTGTTGTCAGGCACGCCCACTGTGATATCAAACGAATATAACTTGACCACAATATCAGTTACAGATACCAATGGTCAGAAGTTCAGCCAACAGATCAGCGTGGCTGTTACTCCTCCCTTAATTCCCACAACTGGCATACAGTTGTTACCAGATCCAACTGCCACTGCTACACTGGCACAGACCAAGGCAAACATCTACCTTGCCATAGCACTTTCTTAAGGTAAATACACTATCAAGGACCCAACATGCAACCACAAGCCCGTATTAGACTAGTAAATTATCCCTACAGTGCTCTCAGCAACATGACTTATAATCAGGGCGAAATTGTCTATGATGAAACCAATGCCACGCTACGCCTATTGGATGGACGCACAGCAGGCGGTATTCCGCTGGCCAATCAGGCCTATGTCAGTGCTTATGTAGCAGGTGTGCAAACCAGTCTTACTCAAACACTACAAAACTATACTAATCAACAGATTGCCGCCATTAACAGCACCATAGCACTGACGGGCGATGTATCGGGTACAGGCACCCTGGGCAACAGTTTTAACGTTACCTTGGCCAACTCAGGCGTTACAGCAGGCAGTTATGCGGCAGTAACAGTCAACAGCAAAGGTGTGGTAACGGGAGGCAGTAGTCTTAGTGTGTCAGGTGATGCCACAGGTACTACCGCATTGGCAATCACGGGCTACAAGCAGACTTTTAGTCAGGACATTTATGGCAATACCACTACAGGAGCCGTTGCAGGAACAACTACAGTGAATGTGGGATCCAATAGTCAGCTCTTGGCTTTATTGGACACAACCACACAGTTTGGCAATCTTCAGTATCAACTGTTCAATGCCATTACAATGACCTATGCAGATGGCTCCACACAAACATTTACCACTTGTAGATGTACCAATATTGTCAGCAGTGGTGCAATAACATTTGGCTACGACGTCAGCACAGCAGGTCACAATTTTCCAATAACCATACAGACAGCCAACTATGTGAGTGCCACTAGTTTGATTTTGACCTTGGCCAATATAGGCGTTACAGCAGGCAGTTATACAGGATCAGTCACAGTCAACAGCAAGGGATTGGTAACTGCCGCGGCACAGCTGACTAGTCAAGATGTAACAACGGCCCTAAACTATACTCCTGTCAGCACACAGGGTGGTACAATTACAGGAGCCTTAGCAGTACAGGGTGCCCTAACAGTCACAGCCAATCCTAGCCAGGCCAATCAAGTGGTCAACAAGCAGTATGTGGACAGCAAGGTATGGTTGGCGCTAGCAGTGGGCTTGTAAGGCGAAGCGGAAAAAATTTTTACACGCGAAGCGGCAGCACAAATTTTATAACGCGAAGCGTAGCGTAAAAACGCGAACCAGCGTTACGCTTGCCCTAGACCAATAAATACACAATGCTGATAAGAGAAATAACAGAAACCAAATGGGCCTCCAACACTGACCTAGGCATGGGCTCAGAACGTGCCCAGGATCAAAGACTGTTGGAAAAGCCCCGTGCTAAACGCAAGACACGTGAACGACGATTGAAAGATCATGCTGTGGATGTGGTGTCAATAGGACATGGTGACGCTGGCGGCAATTGGGGTAACAGCAGGATCTAGCATGACCAATCCGACCGCCCATAATGGCCTACGCGACATCTTAACTGAATCGTGGGATCAGCATGGATTCACCTGTCCACTCCTAGTGCGCGAGTACATAGTTAAAATTCTAGCTGAAAAGATTGATCAAAATCCCTGGCAACCTGAACCCAGTTATGCTGAACGTTATATGACTCTACGCACTCCCAGTCAAGCACTGGACTTGGGTAATACTTGCTTTTTCACTCGTAGTGTATTTCCAGACATTGGTACACGTCGTGGTATCAGAGCCACATACTATACGGACATTGGACAGGGCGCCTATGACTTTGTCTTGAGTTATAGTGCCATACCAGCTGTGCGCATACTGCGTGATCACTTTGAATACTGTGCTGAAATGACTTGGACTGCGGTACACAGCAAAGATGCTATTCGTGAGTTTTGGGACTTGTAGAACTACATATACGCAGAATAAGTCGTGTTTTATGCTCTGGGCTAGTGTCACTGCTAGCAATACGTGCTATGTCCTCAATGGCCAGTTCTAGTGATTCAATACGATTGCACTGTTCGTAGACACGGTTACGCAGATTGCTGGCTTGGAATAGGCTAATAATGCCCGAGAGTACTCGTGCTAGGATCACATGGCTGTTCATATACTAGTATAGCACAAAGGGTTCTACAAGATCAAATTTTCTGAGCGCAAAAAAATTTTGAGAAGTACTTGAGCTAGTTGGGTAAATATCTTATGCTGATCAAAGAAATAACTGAAACACTATACACTGAGCCAACTCCACCCGAGTTGTTGGCACAGCGTCAAAAGGAGTATGACGAAGCCGTAGCTCTATTGAAACAGATTGACAAGGATGATGACGGAGTCAGTGAATTATCACCCAAGGGCATAGTAGACACGGTTAACGGTTGGATGAAAACACATCCTACCATAATAACAGCACTCAAGTTATTGCCACAGACTAGACTAGTGCTAACTGTAGTACAAGCGGCCACTAGTATTGCTAAAGGCGATGCCAAAGGCGCATTGACGGCAGTAGCTGGCATAGCTGGAGGCGGATTGGCGCAAAATTTAAGTATGGCAGTGAAGGGCGCTGATATTGCTCAAACGGCGGCACAGGGCAACTATGTGGATGCGGCCAAAACTGCACTAGATTTTGTACCAGGAAGTGATCGTGTCACTACTGCTATAGACACGGGCCAAAAATTAGCACAGGGCGATGTGCGTGGCGCTGTACGCAATACAGGCAATCCTTTAATAGCACAGGCAGATGATGTGTTAAATCGTGCAGAAAAGGCCTATAGTGCTGGAGCGGGACTAGTCAGTGATGCGGATAAATTGAAACATGCCCAAACACTGGCACAGACTACGGGCTTGGATAAAAAGATCAAAATTGGCGAAGATATTGCTAGGATTCGTCAACTGAGTGGCCTAGCAGACGCTGTAGCCAATAGCCCAAGGCATGTATAGGCGGGATCACTAGTACACAGCTGATACCGGTAAGCAGGATCCAAAAGAATTGTTCTAGAACGTAGTCCATACTAGTATATAGCCAAATGGGTCCTAGGGGATCAAAATTTCTACCGCGTAAAAAATTATAAAGAAGTACTTGAGCTTTTAGACCCCTGAAAATAGTTCGGTACCCATGCGCTGTTGCAGATTTACAACAGCGATATAAATTGCATGCCTCCCACCCTCTCGCAAAATCTTTTTCCTTTTACATGTCCCCCGAAGAAAAAAAATCCCCAGAGAACATGTAAGTCCCCTGAGGATCACAAAAGGTTCTGCCGGGAGCGAATCGGGCTTACGGAACCTTTTAAGTGAGACTAGTTGCCGGGAGCGAATCGTTGGCTAGTCTCTGGGTGGGTTACTATCTGCTGTACCCTACCCTATACTGTTGCTGTTAGCTGTTGCGCATACAGGTCATGGCAGCTACAGCCCGCCACTTGGCTGGCATACTAACACGCAGGTCCGCTACCTTAAGTACTGTACGCAAGCTGAGCTCACGTAGACGTGCTGTGTTGTCTGCTACAAAGTCTACCACTTCCTGCTTTTGATAGTCCTCTAGCTCATAGCTGTCCAGCATGCCACACTCCATGACCACTTGCTGTATACGTAGGAGCTTCTCACGCTCTGTATCAATAGTCAAGTCCAAGTAGTGACAACGGCTTTCCAATGCTTCCAAGTGATCCTTAAGCTTCTTGCTCTTAACGTGATCGAACTTGATGTTGGTAATAAAGATAGCACCGCCTTTGAATTCAAATGAGTCAGGCACGCCTTCGCGGCGCAACAATGAACTATCAGTGTTCCAATTGATAGTACGTTTCTTGCTGGTATCCAATGCGGCTTTGAGAATGTTCAAGCTCAAGTCGTCCAATAGGATACTGTCACAGTCGTCAAACACTAGAACATTCTTCTTGTCACTGAAGTGATAGAGCTTTGAGTACAAGCCAATGGCACTCATAGCACCCTTGACCACTTCGTACTTCTTGAGCTTTTCATCCTGTGCTACAGTAGCGAACACATCATGCTTGCTCAAGACCTTTTCAACACCAAAGGATTTGCCAACACCTGGAGGGCCAGTTACGATCATGGCCTTAACATCGCCCTTCTTGACCGCACGAGTCATGTCGTCTAAGATCTCAAAGCGTTCACGCAAGCGATCCAAGATCTGCTCATCTGTTTCGCTTTTCAAAGCCAGCTCTTTGGCCTTGATCGCTGTCTTGTCCACTTCCAATGATTTAGTTTCGCTTTGTAGTGCCATAAGCATCTTACTAGTAACAACCTTTGCCATATACGCTCCTGTATCTGTTGTGAGTATTAATTATAACACGGAGTTGACTCCGTGTCACTTGAATTGGTTAGTCTAGTCTGCTACCTGCGTAGGCCTTCAAGCCCAAAGCAGAGAGGTAGTTGGCGTAAGCATAGGCGCCAGCTTCTTTGATGTCGATGTTCTGCACGGGCAAGCCAGCTGGATCCCACATGCTCAAGCATTTGGGTTTGTAGTCCTTGCGGAAGCCTGCGGCAATCAGCTCTTTGGCCTGCTTTGAGTTGGTACGATCCACGTAGACCTCTACCCAAGCAAAGCCACAAGCTCCACGGTCACCGCCCCACTTGGCGTACTCTGCGCGGCCTGCTTGCTCTGCTAGCACCTTACCTGCACGGATCTGTTCTGCTGTAATCATAAGTATCGCTCCTTATTTGCTGTTGAAGTAGTAATTATACTGCCGTTTGGGCCTTGTGTCAACTCAATAATGATGTCTACTGCCCACATAATTGAAGTCATCCATTGGGTCGGACTCTTCGTCCAGGATGTCGTTAGCTCGCATCATGTCTGCAACATCATCTTCGCTCATGTAAGCAAGGGCCATCTCTGCAACGGATTGGGCACTGATAAGGCCCTCGTCCATCATGTCGATTAGCCGGTTAGTTTGTGTACGCATAGGTTCGCTCCTGTGTGTTGTTTAAGTCTTAATTATACAGTCAGGCCGTCTCTTTGTCAACCAGGGCTAGCATATTGGCTGGCACTCGCCACAAGCCCATGCCCGTATCAACTGTGACGTATTTGATAGCAATCTTTGTGACGAAGCCACGTGTCAAACGTCCTGTCTTTGAGCTGGTGAACTCTACATTATCGCCCCGACGGATTGAGCGTTTGACTTGGTTGACCAGTTGAGCACGGTTCCATTTGACTGCATCAATCATGCTACGGAGTTCCGTATCCGTCCAGGTCTGTAGCATGATGGCTGAATTGACTTCTCTAATGGTTAGCATGATATCTCCTTATCGACGAG